CACCTTCTTTGCTTTTGTAGATGAGGGGTTCTTTTATGACTTGGAACCCTGCGTCAGCAGGGATAGACAGCTAGTCGAGGTATTTGCCTTCACCTCGATCCCCCAGCGGTGTGGGTTGTTTAGTGTAATGACTGAATACGGAAGCCAGCATGCTAGAGTCCCGATTCATTACCTCCATGCAGAGGATACTGGAGGATCGTCTTACCCGCTAGATTGGATACAGCTATGGGACTCCATGAGCTACTACTGCTCGGTTAACATCTTGGACTACTGCAAGAATCGGGCGGCAAACGTCATGTTGAAAAACAAGACCTTTGAGAAGGCCCAGTATATGTTCACCTTGGACTGGTGCTTCGGTCCCCACTACACCTCTGGCTACGGCGAGATGGCTGCGGGGCACAAGTGCGGCCATGTGTTTGCGGGCGATGGGCAATACTTTATCCAACCCAACAATCGTGTGCTGTGGGTGGACGGAGGATCGTTTATTGCCAAGCAATTCCCTCAGAAACCTGACTGGAAGGTATTTAGCCAAGAATTTAGCTGCGAGCATACAGGCAGCAGATGGGTAAGTGAAAGCGAGGAGGAACTATGGTTTTACGACTTCAAAGAACAGGGATAGTAATCGCACTACTTATCAATATCGGTTGTGTTTCTTATCCACGGCCTTACCCGTGGAACTTCCCCCCAGAGGAAGAGTGGAACGCTCCGCTGGAGACAAGCTGGGTTAATGCCGTGGACGCTTTCCGCAACTGGACAGCCCCGAAGGGAAGGGTCTGGAATCCGCTTATTCGGGAGTATGAGCCTGACTTTGGTCGGGATCTTGAGGAACATGAATTGTATCAATGATCCAGCCTTGCTTGCGGGATTCTCGGCCATTGGCATGAATAAAATCGTGGCAAGCTCGACAAAGCGCGGCAAAAAGACTGTAGTCGCAAAGATAGCGACCAACCCTGCCAGCCTTATGATGGATGTCCTGACTCTTCGTCTTCTTGCATTTCTCGCAGACGGGATGAAGTGCCAAGTAGGCTTTCTTCACTTTTGCATACTCCTTGTATTCACGCTGGCGCTTGGGGGATGCGTACCGCAACCTTCCGCTGCGTTTGAGGCCATTCGACCTTTTGAGTGGAGTTTTTGAACGAAGTGGAGTTTTTCTTGTCATACCTACTATGATCACTTGGAACGATTACAACAATACAAAGCCCGATACTGAGGGAATCTACCTTATTAAAAACGACGAGTCAAACCCTCCATTGAGGTGGGCCTGTCACTACCATCCTCACCATGGATGGAGTGGTATTGGACATATACTTGAGCGTGTGATTAAGTATTGGAGTCCATGGCCCGATTCAAAGTAGTATTAACCGTCATCAATGAAGACTCCGTCTCCCCATTCGTGGTTGGCCCACGATTCCGTCGAGGAACCCCCATGCCAATGGAAGCGTTGTTCGCTGAACGTAATGGCTACTGGTTCGACCCCGCCACCGAAATCGACATGGCCACTACATGCGCTGAACAGTTTACCAAATACATCAACCAAGCAGAAGCAAAGAAAAGGAAAAACAAATGAATAAGTTTTTAGTGTGCTATGGAGAGAAAGTGGTGGAACTCCACAACCACAACCTGTCCAAAGACGAAGCCAAGCATGTGGCCAATGCCCTTATAGTCAAGGGCTACAAGAACGTCCGCGTCCGCATGGAAGACCCCACCCATCCGACTTGGCCACTCCATTTCGATGACGAGGAGAAGACATGAACATTGTCTTTGCCTACCACAACGGAGATGCGGAGTTGGCTTTGCTATCTGCTAAAGCTATCACCTCTTTTGGCATAAACATGCGACATAAAGCCACCGTATGTGCCACGAACGATAGCGCCCTACTATTCGATATTATCGAAGAGTTGAAGAAAAGCTTTCCCGAAGTCGGCAGAATCATCGCCCAAGACGGGTTCAATGGTTGGCCTCTTGGCCCCAACCAGATGTTCAGTGATGCGGCGGCACAATGCTACTCCGTCAACGAGCCTTGGATGTTCTGGGAGCCCGATTGTGTCCCCATGAAACAAGGCTGGGCTGATGACCTTGAGGCCGAATTCCGCAAAGAACCCGCCATCCTTGGCCACCAATACGAAGGGGGCATGGCCACCAATGGGAAGAATATCTACAAAATGATTGTGGGTAGTGCCATCTATCCACCCAATTTCTTGGACTTCTGCCCATCGGCCCGAAGCCTCGACAACTACAATTTGGCCTACCGCTCTGCTGGATCTATTCCAGAGCCTTGGGACGTTCGTTGTCGCTGGAACTTCATGGCCATTGGTCGGGACTGCCCTCTCATGCGAACCTACTGGAGGAGTGTGAACTACCAATGGAAGGATGGGAAGATTGTCTTCTTTGCCGAAGACCCCGAATCCCAAGCCATTCAAGGAGTCACCTGTCCCGATAGAGTTATCTCCAGTAAAGCTGTGGTTATCCACGGATGCAAAGACGGATCTCTCCACAAGATGGCTATTGCGGGATTTCCAATGCCCGAAGATAAACCTGTAATGCCGTCAGATTCCACGGGATTAGATATCCCATCGAATTCCATGGGATTAGAAAGTATACCCGATCAGGAACAGGCTTTTTCCAATGTCTCTGTAGGAGACGAAATTGAGATTGTTCATATACCCGTTCGGGAACCCGACATATCATTGCAGGAAGTGACACAAAATGTAGACACTTGTTTGCAAGGTACTACGGTTTGCAACAAAACATCAGAAGAGGCGAATTACGCCCCATATCCCATCCAAGTCTTGTGCGAGGCTGTAGGTATAACCACAAGGGAAAAAAAAATGCGGGCAATCAAACAAGATCCGCCTAAAAAGAAGAAAAAACGCATGCTTTCTTCAGAGGAACGCCAACGCCGCAGCGAGGCCATGAAGGCGATTCTCGCAAGAAAGGCTGAACGAAAAGCCCAAGGTGTTGTCTAACCCTTCGTGAACAACGAATCCATCTTCGACCAATCGTCGGAAAGCGCCGTTCTTTCCTGTTTCCTCCACGCACAACTTGATGAGCAAAGAGAGATGCTATCCACCCTCAGAGAGGATCACTTCCATCTCTACGAGCATAAGCTGATATTCCAGTCGTTCCTTCGTGTGGTTGGTAAATCCATCCATGCCGACTACATCTCCATCAAGAGTGATCTGGATGGCAACGCAACCTTAGAAGATGCTGGGGGAGACAAGACTCTTGCAGACATAGCCTCCTATTGCCAGTCCTCCCACAATTGGAGGCGCTATTTCCCCCAGCTTGAGGAAGCTCGCTATCGCCGTTCCCTTGAGATGTTGGGCGGTGATATTGTCCACAAGGCCCGTGACCGCGAGCTAAAGCTGGAAGAACTCAAGAACTGGTCGGAGACCAGCATTATGCGGGCTGACTACCTGATCGACAACACCGAGAAACTGTCGATTAAGAGCGTAGTAGACCGCGCCCTAGACAACATCGAATCCACAATGCGCGGTGAGCCCAAGATTGGCATACGCACAGGCTTGGTACCAGTGGACGATCTCCTAATGTTCGGCATGCGAGGAGGAGACATGATTGTTCTCGCGGCCAGACCCGCAGTCGGCAAGACCAGTGCTGCTATGCAGATTGCCGAGCATGTTGCCTTGGATGCCCAGAAGCGAGTCCTTATTTTCTCACTTGAGATGACCAGTGTCAGTCTGATGGAGAGAATGATTCGGAGTCGGGCTCGCGTGCGAGCAGCCGACATTCTCGCTCAGTCCATTACGAAGTTTCAGCGCGAGAGCTTATCAAACGCCTACGCCGAAGTGCGCGATAGCCACATTCTTTGCGACGACACTTCTGGTAAGTCTATCGGTTACATCAAGGCCGTGGCTCGCCGCGCCCACCAGAAGGAACCGTTGGATTTGATCATTATCGACTACCTCCAGTTGTTGCGCGGGGACAGCAAGCGAAGCAAGGACAACCGCGTTAACGAAGTCGAAGAGATCAGTGGTGGCATTAAGGAACTGGCCAAGACGTTGCGCGTACCAGTTTTGGTACTAGCCCAGTTGAATCGCGATCCCGAAAAACGCGGAGGCAGACCAAGTCTCTCAGACCTCAAGGGGTCTGGTGCTATCGAACAGGATAGTGATATGGTGGTAATCCTCCATTGTGATGAGGAGGACGCCAAGAACCATTCTCAAATGCCGACAGTCGAATTCATTGTGGCCAAGAACCGCGAGGGAGCTACTGGCATTGCTCCGATGAGCTTTAACAAGGCGATTACTCGCTTTGAGATTTCTTCCAGCAATGGTCGGGAAAGCTGAGATGGGCGTCTTGCTGAACATCCAGAGGCAGATGAACACTCACGGCATTGAAGCACCCACAGACCCCACAAGCCTTTAGCTGGTTGTCATAGCTGGTCTTTCGGGCTCCCGCGATGGCTGGAAGCATTCCTGCAATTCCCTTGCACCCCCAACATCCAGAGGTGGAAATTTGATGCGGACATGCCGCACAGATTTTGGCTCTACGCTCTGCCTCCTCTTGATCTACCAATTGAAATTTAGATTGGGTGGCAAAGTTATACATTGCCCTGACCCAGCGGACAATTTCTCCGAAGCCCAAGGTCTGCTTAACGCTAGAACAAGGAACACAGTTGCTAGACCCCGCCAAACGCTCACAAAGGGCATTCTCTATTTGGGAAATGAGATCGGTGGGAGGCACCAAACCCCGCTCCAAAATCTTCTTCTCGCAGTTCTTAACCATGTCCCCAAAGTCCCCACCATGGATAGCCTCTCCCGTCACGGGGCACTTAATCCACCAGCCCTGTGGAGGAACGTCAGTTTTGCGGGGATAACAGAATCTAAGACTACTCATTGACTACCAATTCGGCCTCGTAGGTGTTGTTGTCTGGGATCTTCAACGATTCCAGTTTGGTGGCGATATTGATCTGAACCGCGTTTTGCTGGTTGTTGCCTTCGCTAAAGTTGATAGATGCGGCTTCGGCCAGTTGCTTGATATTTCGCATCATGCCCAGAGCCTCCATGCCATCTAGGTCTTGCGCGGCATCGGCAGCCTTAACCAACACTTTACCAGTCAAAAACTTAATAGATTTCTTCATGGTCTCAATGGAGGCCGTGATATCGGAGAGCAGGGTGGGAACATCAGAATCCTCCCAAGGTG